TTGCCAATGAAAAAGATAGACAAATGGAGTTCTTGAGGCTGACAACAGCCTTACAAGCGCTAGATGAGTCTAGGGATTACTTATCAGAAATGTTTATATTTGGTCCAGAAGAGAGACACTAGGGGGAAACAATGAAACCAATAGTATATGAAGAATTAGAAATAGGGGATGAGGTTGTAACTAGGGATGGGCGAAAGGCGCTGGTATTGTGTGCTGATGCTAAAAGCGACTACCCCATTGTATGCTTGATTAAGTCTGAAATAGAAGAACATCCTGAGATCTTTACTTCAGATGGCCGTTATCATTCTGACGGTAGAATGAGCGGTCTTGACATATTCCTACCAAGCGAAAAGGTAAAGCTCAAGATATATAAATGCGCAGATGGTTATGCCGCAGTAGAGCAGGTGGACGGCAGGCCTATTCGTACTTCATGGCGAGAAGTCGCAGAAATTGAAGTAGAGATATAAGGAGGGGCGTAGATATGAAACTAACAGCGCTTGCATTAATTCTGCTATATCTTGCGCCTGGCCTAGCCAGATCAGAGCCAGTGATAATTATTGGCGGCTTATCAAAACATATAGGCTATCCAGTACCATTAAGGGAAAACCATCCTGCTTTGGGTGTTGAGTATAAGGATTTTGAGGTGGCCATTTATCAAAACTCTTTGGATAGAAAATCAATAGCAGCGGCGTATATTAAAAGGCCTTGGTCGTATAAGGGGGTCGCTATAGGTTACCGGATCGGATTTGCCACAGGTTATCCAGAAGGGACCAAAAGAACAGGATATGATGGCCAGTCATATACCTTGCAAGGCACCTATAAGGGCGTTATGCCTCAAGCTCAAATAATATTTACAAAGCACGTTGGAGTTTTATTGATTGATGTCGGTATAGCTCCAGTTTCGACGGTTACGTTTAAGATAAAAAACGATATTATCAAATACATTTAGAGGGTATTATGTTTAAGTTAACAGATGACACTGCTTTTATTCTTGGTACACCCATGATGATTTGCGCGAATATTGCCGATCAGCTTAGAGAGTTAGGCCATGAGATTGAGGACGAGCCGTCAAAGCAGCAGGCATATGTTATACACTGGTTTTTGATACAGTGGGAGATGCATGGCAGCAACTGGCGAGAAAAAGCCCAAGAACAGCTACAAAAAACCCAAGGGCGCATAATTACACAGGAGCAAAAAATAGTAATGCCAGACTAAACTGCCTTGCAGGTCAATAGTAGATATTGAAGATGATAATATATAGATATATAATCAATAAAACACTAGATAAGTGGCAAAAAAACATCTTTTATATCAGATAGATAATTATTGATGACTAAAGACCTGACACTAGAAGGCAAAGAAAAAAGAAGCCCTACTTATAGAAACTCTAGATTTCTACTAAAGCGCCTGCAAGCAATGTATGGTGATGACTTTCACCCCATAATAAAAAATGCAGAGAACGCAACAGCCTTACAAGAAATAGCTGAGGAGATATGCAGCGACAGAAAAGCTTTAGGGGATCACAGTTCTGAAGGGGAGAAGCTGAAGGGTCAAGAGATAGCAGCGCGAAAGGCAGCATCAGACGCATGGGAAAAGCTATCACCATACTTTCAGCCAAAACTAAAACAGGTTGAGGTAACACAAGACGAGGGGAATAAGTTTGACACTCTTACCCAGGAAGACAGGCTGAGATTGCTGGAGCAATACAATGACAGTATTGAATAAAGACAGTTTTTTACAGCTTAGCCCGGACCAGCAGACCGAGTACCTACAGCTGCTCAAGTCACAATCTGACTACAAGAAATACAACAAGATTAAATACATGTACCCAGACGAAGGGCCGCTAAGGCGCGATCTCTACGTTAAGCATATCGATATACTGAATCAGGGCGCTAACTACAACCAGCGCTGTGCCTTTGGTGGCAACAGGACGGGAAAGAGCCAAGGAGTGGGCGCATACGAGGTAGCACTACACGCTACAGGGCAATACCCTGATTGGTGGGAAGGTAAGAGGTTTAACCATCCTGTGCAGATCTGGGCGTGTGGTGATACAGCTAAGACGGTGCGCGACGTTAACCAGCTTGAGTTGTTTGGCGAGGTTGACGACTACGGGACAGGGATGATCCCAAAGGATTGTATTGTGGATTACAAGGCTGGCGGTTTACCTAACTCACTGGACACGCTAGACGTTAAGCATGTGTCTGGAGGGACTAGCAAGATCGGCTTTAAGTCGTACGAGGGTAAGCGCAAGGTGTTTCAGGGTACGGCCAAACACATGATCTGGCTTGATGAGGAGCCACCTATGGACGTGTACCAAGAGTGCCTACTACGTACTCTGACCACGGATGGCATTATTTTATTAACATTTACGCCATTGACAGGTATGAGCCAGGTAGTATTGAGCTTCTTGCCGGGGGATATGGCACCAGGCGTGGAAAAAGAGGTTGATTAATGCCTGAGATAAGCACCACCAAATACTCCCAGTTCATAGGATGGGATGACTGCCCCCACCTTAGCGAAGAAGCTAAGAAGGCTATGGAGTATGAGATTGAGCCGCATCTGCGAAAGTCTCGTATGCAGGGCCTACCGTCGCTTGGGTCTGGTGCTATCTATCCTATCGAACGAGAAGAGATTGAGTGCACACCATTTGAGATTCCTAGCTATTGGCCTGTTGCTTATGCGTTAGACGTTGGCTGGAACCGTACAGCCGCTCTCTGGGGGTCATGGGACCGTGAGTCAGATGTTATCTACGTATGGTCTGAGCACTACAGAGGAGAAGCTGAGCCTATAATTCACGCCAGCGCTATCAAGGCTAGGGGTGATTGGATTAACGGGATTATTGACCATGCTGCAAGAGGTAGAAGCCAGGTCGATGGAAGAAACCTAATGGACATGTACACACAGGAAGGGCTGAAGCTTTTTAACGCTAACAAAGCCATCGATGCCGGGATTCTTGAGGTGTATCAGCGCCTATCAACTGGGCGTCTAAAGATATTTGCCAACCTTCCAAACTTCTGGAAAGAGTACATGTTGTATAGAAGGGATGAAAAAGGTAAAATTGTCAAAGAGTTTGATCATTTGATGGACTGTTTGAGGTATTTGTGCATGGGTATTGAACATGCCAACTTACCTACAATAAGCCATCCGGTTTATAGGGATGACTCGCACGACGATTCAACAGGTTATAATTAATGCCATTCACTTCAAAATCACAGCGCAGATGGATGTATGCCAACAAGCCAGCGATGGCAGAACGTTGGGAAAAGCACACCCCTGCGAGCAAGAAGCTTCCTGAAAACGCACCACGCAAGAAAAAGAAAAGAGTCCTATGAGCGTACCTACTGAAATTATGGAACAAGAGCTAGATATTGCCATGAATGCTGAGCTTGGTGATGGATATGCCGAGAAGAGAAAGAAAGAATCTGCCGCATTCAAGAAGCTGAAAAAATGGTATGAGAAAGATAATGTTCTGGATGAGCTAGACCAGAATGAAAAAAACGAAATCAAGCAGCAGGTGCAAAACCAATACACAGAAGATTATGCAAGCATGAAGCCTTGGCTCAAGAAGTACACAAGAGCCTTAGATCTAGCCAAGATGAACACAAAGGAGGGTGCCAAACAGAAGCCGTTCAAGGGAGCTGCAAAGGTTATGATGCCCAAGCTTATGGAGGGCGCGACCAGCTGGAATGCTCGCGTTGTGATGGACATACTGGCTACTGGTGAAGTGGTTCAGCCCAGGGTTATAGGTAAGGATAAGGGTGACGCCAAATATGACAGGGCACAAAGACAAAGCACCTACATTAATTATGAATTAACGGAGAACATGGGTTATAAGCGCCAGACTGATCGGCAATTGATGGCGCACCCTATTGTTGGCACAACATACAAAAAGACTTATTTTTCCGACACTGAAAACAAATATAGATCTGACCTAGTAATGGCTGATGAAGTTATAATATAGATCTGACCTAGTAATGGCTGATGAAGTTATCTTTTCTCAAAAGGTTGCAGATTATATGGACGCGCCACAGGTAGCACATAAATATATGTCAAATAGAAACGAAATAGTTTCTAATGTTAACAGGGGCCTTTGGGATTGCGATCACGAAAAGCTAGATAGTGGTAAGGTAGAGTTTGATACTCTTGAGTGCCATTTTTGGTATGATCTTGATGGCGATGGTTATGCTGAGCCTTGGATTGCCACCATTCTAGAGGATTCTCAAGAG